TCAATGCGCTTTGTGCCAGCAGCCCTGGCTGTCTTGCGGATGACATGAGACCGACCAGCCAACTCAGCGTACGTGCGGGCATCGAGCACCTCCTTTGGGTCGGGTGACCACCCAAAGATGTAGCCACCGGTGGCAAAAGCGTTGCTGTGGCTCACGGTACGCAGTGACATATCCACCACAGACCACTTCTCCCAATTGAGCGTTGGGGTGCTGATCTGGCCGGGCATGGTGCGCGGCGTGAACTTTGACTGCCACGTCGATGCAGTCAATGTTGTCACGATGAACTCAACTTTAAACGTGGATGAATCATCACCGGGGGTGACAATGCGGCGCTTGCGTTGCTTGGCGTGCATCTTGCCTCGCACGGCCTTGTTGTTGCGTCGAGGCTCGGTGCGTTTGGGTGGCATGCCGATCCACCATGACGTCTGCCTGAGACGTTCGAAACCAATGTCATCCTGGGTTGCGCCTGGCATGGTGCCGATTTCGACATGGCCATACTTCTCGTTGCCTGGCGGCATGATGATGATGGACAATGAGGAGTCACCCTTCTTGAACCTGGGCGTACCGTCGATCCAGTAGTAAGTGGCGCGTACGAGGTCAGTGAACTCTTGTACAGTGGGCGGCCCGGGCAACATCTTGACGAGGTGACCGCGCTTAGCAAGGCGTAGCAGCTCACGGGCGCAGGGAGCCTCATGCCATGACGGTCGCACAGGTGCCGAACTAGTCGCTACGAGGGTGGGGTCGGGCACGGTGGCCACGTCCGGTTTGATCTCGTAGGGCGGCTCAGCGGGCAGGACATCAACGATTTTCCCTGCGGCTATCAGTGACTTCACAAAGAGCTCGCTGTGGACATTGCCAACGCTAGACTGAATTCGCCGCTCAAGGTCGTGTAACTCCTGCGGTGAACAGCCGATCACTTCGGCTACGAAGTCGTATGTTGATGCAGTGGCTGATGCGCGGCTGGGACTAGGCTGGATAACATAGTCGGTGGCCATCGCCAGCGCATCACCACAGAGCGCAATGGCACGTTCGGCCGCAACACCGAGCACGGGAATGAAACCGCTTAGTTGCCGTCTCGCAAGCGCGTCGCCCTTCACCAATGCCAACAATTTCTTAGTGGCAATGCCGTGGTCCCTGTCATACCAGTATGCCTTGTTGATACTCGCAGGGTGTGGACCCCACACGGTGCCGATATCGGTGGGGTAGAACAAACCCGACAGGTACGTGGCCAAGTGCGTCCCAGTCGTTCGCGTGACGGGCTTGTGGACTAGGCCGTACATTGCATACTCGGCTTGGAAGTCGATGTTTAGATCGACATCGGACGTGATGATCAGATCGTCGCCCATCACGTATACGTGAGTGGAATCCATACGTAACCTGGCCATCAGTTCAGACGCCCCCAGGTTGTACTTCTTGGCGAGGATGTGTGTGGTGATCACGAGGTTGAGCAGTGAGTTACCGAGTGACGTGTTGGGGTCACCACTGCGCCGTTGCGTGCGCACGGAGATGCGGCCCAATCGGGATGCCATCGTCGTGGGCATCCCAGTCAACATCAATTCAAGGACGTCTGGGCTAAATCCCGCCAACCTATACATGTGCAGCTCAAGCAACAAATGAGGCTCTGCGATACACGCATCGAACGCTGACA